TCCTGTGGTTGTTTTTTATTGTTTTGCTGTGTTTTGTTTTCGGGCGTGTCGCCGTTTTGTTTGTGTTATAGTGTAGTTATCAAGTTCAAGGAAAGGAAAAATAAAATGATTAACAACAGCATCATCAAGGATTACGCCGAGGATTATATTTTGAACAGCGACCAACAACTAACCGATTTTGATATTGATGTGATTGTCGAAAATCTGCATCATGTGGCGTTGGTCAATAATATGACTATTGAGGAGTATGAGGATTGTGATTCTTTTCCGTCCGCTGATTTTATTGAAGCGTTCGAGAAAGCATGATAGATAACAAGAAAGCCCCTAGGACATCAACCTAGGGGCTTTCCTTATGTCATACGAGGTATTTGTTCGTACCGTTCACGGCTTTTAGCGCGACATAGCGTGTCTTTCCCGACCCGCCTACGTAGTGGCCCCAAACATAACCGTCCGCAATGGTGGTTCCGCTCATGAGGTTGACCGTTTGTCCTTTGCGGTATTGCGCCACGACTTGACTGTGGATGCTTGGTGCCGAGCGTACGTTGAGCACGTCGACGTTGACGCGATAGGCGCGTGTGGTGGTGGTGGTGGTATTGTTGCTGCTGTTGCGTGGATGAAAGTAGCCGATGATGCCTTTTTTGCCGATGTTGACGTATCCGGCACGGTTGGGGTTTTGGCTGATGGTTTGTAGCGTGCCGTTGCCGTTGTCTCGTACTACGATGGCGACGTGGTTCATTCTGCTGCATTTCCAGAATGCCACGTCACCGTAGACGGGCGTATAGTTGGCAGGTTTTCGCTCGAACGTGTTTTGCAGTGCGCGGCTACGTCCGTACCGTGCCGTGTACACGCTTGCCGCGTATCCGTCTACCGTGTTCGTGTCGGCTTGTGGAATACCGTACACGTGCTGGGCGTAGTGCGACCATAGGTCCCAGCATTGGCCGCCGTATGCCCTGTCTACGTCGATGGTTTTGCCGTTGACTGTGTTAATCCATTCTTGGATGTTCATTTTTGTCCCTTTACATGGTTTGTGTCAGATATAATGTTGCCGCTGTCCACGGGGTTGCTGTGATGAGCATGAAGATGAATGCGGCATGGTGGAATTGCGGATACTGTACGGCGTAGGATGCGAGCCACATCGCAAGCCCTATCGCCGTGAGTACGCTCAATATCCAATATGATATGATTGTGTTCATTTTCTGCCGTGTTTCGATTGAGTGTCGTTCTTGGCGAAAATCTGCATGAATGGCGCGTCCGCTAGTTCAGGGTTGATTTCGGTGATGTTTTCCAAAATCGACGTGAGTTCAATTAAACAAATTCCGCCGACAGTGCAGACGAATACAGAAACCGGTAACCCTAAGTCGACGTGTAGGTTAACTTCATCGATAAACCATGCTGTCAACGTGAGGATTATATAGGCGAACTTGTGACCTAACCCCTCCCGCATTTTTTCGGAGCTTAAATTGTCCTGCATGATGGCTTTCGCCATGCCGGTAACGTAATCGGTGGCGATGAAGAACATCACTGCGATAGCGCACCATACGTCCGCTGTGGTCATTGTTGTTATTCCTTCCTATTTTCCTAGCAATTCTCCTATTATTAAACCAAAGTCTGCTTTGATTTGCGAGTCGTCGAATCGTATTTTGCCAAGTCGGTAGCCGGTAGTGAGTCGTCGTATGATATCATCCGACTTTTTGACGTACCATGTCTTTTCGTTAACGTGGTTCGGGTCTAGCGTATAGACGGGGCGATTGTTGTCCTTTGGAATGCGTCGTGAAACATATTGTGAAACATGCCCGTCACGTTCGGACACGGATATCCATATCCCGAAACGCGCATAGTCTGTTGTGTCCAAGATGTAGGATAGTTCGCCGTCTGGTGGTATGGGTGCCAGCAATGTGTCAGACTCGTCGCGGAATTTGTTGCGGATTGCGTAGTCGGCGTAGTCTTCGTCGTACCGTTCTAAGAATCTGCCGAACTTTGATTTGGCGACTTTTGCCGAGAAACCGCCATAGTCAGCCAATTCGAGACATATGAACCCACTACAGTAGAGTTTGTATTGTTGTTGGTTGGCTTGCTGTGCGCCAATGTCCAGCCGGTATTTTGCAAAATACGGGTTAGCTTTCTGCACCGCGTTAGACAAAAACAATACTTTCGTCCTGTCCTGCCACCTGTCCACCGTGTTATAAAATTCACTGAACGAGTTCACCTCATTGCTTAAGAACCGTAAGTTGTCGGGGAAAATCTCGTCGAAGATAATCAAGTGTACTTTAGGATAGGCGACTGACTTCAACCCTCCCGCCTGTGAGAGGGCGACGAAGTAACAGCATGTCCGCCAGTCCTTTTCATCCCATGACGTCTTATGTAATTGCCCTTTTTCTCCATTGACTCGAAACTCGTATGATGGAAAGTACTCTTGGATATCCTTGAAAAACGTTTCCTTGCGATGCTGTTCCACGTCCGTACGGCGTAGATAGATGAACTCATAGCCATGCTTGATGTACTCTTTTATACCGTACCGTTTCGCGGCAAATGTCTTGCCTAGGCCGCGTGCGCCGATTATGAAGTTCCACGGGGCGTTTCGCGTCAACAGATTGTGCAAGTCGTAATAATCGCTCTCGTCGAGCGTCTGCAATGTCATGCTTGCAAACCTCCTAAACTAGTGGAGGGCGTGCGCCATGACTCGCACGCCCTCCACCAACCTATCATATGGCAGCCGTTCAAGGGGAAAGGTCATCATACAACCGCTGCCATTATCAAGTATACCACGCTTTTAGAATGATGGCGGGTTTGACTTGCCGTCCCACACACTCAATAATGAATATGCCTGATTGTATCGTGTCGTGTACGGGCCGAACGGATATGTGTTCAGAATATTGTTTTTAAGTTGTGCGAGATTCGGCGCTTTCGGCACCTTGAGCGCGTTAGCGGGCGACTGGTGATACGCCGTAACCCAAAGTATTTGCATTTTAGTGTCAGTATACTGTTTGGGGTAGCCTGCGTAGTCTTCTGCGAACTGCTTGCGCTGTCCGTCGCGTGACTCGCTGCGTCCGGCCCATGTGCGGAACGCGGCCGCTTCCGACGAGGTGAGCGAACGTTTGAACGCACCGCCTGACTCCATGAGCGCGGCTATTTCAGGCGCGGCGGTTTTGAATGCCGCATATCCGGTTGGGTCGGCGGCTTTCATGGCGTTGAGTACTTGCAGGCGTCGCTCGAAACTCCATTGCGCAATTCCGATGCCTTGGAGGTTCGCGGCTTCGACTGCATCCCAGCGCAAACCCGCTTCGACGGTGCCGACAACATAGAGGGCGTACGAGTTTTCGGCCGACAACGAGACGGATGGATGCGCCTGTCCGTTGTCGCTGGGCGGTTGGGATTGTGACGCTTTTTCAGAAAAATTGTTGGCCGTCGTACGGTAGAAAATACGGGTTCGCGTCCCGGCATTATCGCTCTCGTGTAAGTAGAGGTTGTCGCCCTGCCAATGTATCCACGCGCCACCACGCGCAGAATCAGCTGACCCGCTGCTATTGTCGCCTGTCGGATTATTTTCCGTGGACGTCGTTCCACCCCCCTCACCCAGTGCTTTCGGATGCAGATAGCCTAAAAAGGCGGTCAGGTCGAATGTCATGCGCTGCGCGGGGTTAGGGTTTTGCGATAACACGGTGATGCGCCCGTTATGCACGCCGTCTTCTATGACAATGGATACGTGTGAGCCTGTGTGTTGGCTTGAGAAATTCCAAAACGCCACATCACCTTTTACGGGACTGTAGTCGGCGGGCTTCTTCTCGAAAATCTGCGCCATTTTCGCGTTCGTGGGAAACCTTGTGTAGTTTCCTTCCGCGTATCCGGTTGGCGTGATGCAGTCGCTTACGGACGCACCGTATAAATCCATGCAGTATTTAGCCCACAAGTCCCAGCATTGTGCGCCGTAAGCGCCGTCCATGTCCCAGTATCGGCCTTGGGTCTGCTTAATCCAATCATTAAAAGTAATAGCCATGCCACCATTATAGTGGTATGGCTATTAGCTAAAAGTGACGTCTATCAGCTCTCGTATAAGAGTCCGTCCGCTGGGCGCACCCTAATTTTCCACACACTCTTAAAATTGCGTGCAAGACGGACGAACAGACGGTACTTGTCAGTGTCGGGCAACGTGACGCCCTTATTGTTGCCGGTAGTCACATCGCCCGACTGCCCATTGGAATATGCCCAGACGATTCGAGCATGGTCACGGTCGAGCACGAAACTTGCATGGACTCCCACCGCTTTGTCATTTGGTACGGATGGAGACACTGGGGGGGTACTGTCGAATGCCACCGTTTCTTCGTTGTCCCGATAGAAGCCACCGAAAGTATCACCATTACGTCGAACGCCTGCAATGATACCGACCTGTCCAGCCGTCGCCTTGTCGTTAAACTGGCTGATAGGGGTTGACTCTTTCGCTGCGATTACCGCAATGTTCTTCGTTTCCCCTGCGTCTCCAATCTGTATTTTGGACTCGAAGCCTTCAAGGTCGATAGTGACCGGTAGGGATACCGTGCCACATTCAACCATTTCCACTAGCATCTGAGAATCTGCATCACCCAACTGAAAAAGCCCGTCCGGTGCAAGATACGAACTTTTCGCTCTAACATTGTCCGGTATTTCCTGTGATACCTGGTTACCTGCGGGAGCGTAGTTCGGGCGCATGAAAACGTTCTGGCCTGAACTGAACGGGGTGAAGTTTCGTTCCAATTGTCCGCTAGCGTAATCCGGCCAATTGGAGGTGATACCGTCTACATCGAGCGCGGTAACACGCTCGTAGGCTACGGGGTCATTGATAAGCCACGGATTAATCTTGACTCCAGCCGAATGCGCGGCGTTGACCATTGATGAGGTGAGTTTGTCTTCCCGCGGATTGCCGCAGAAAATGCCCGCATTTTTCATGTCAATCCAAGAATGCGGCATAGCATCCACATCCCACGTCCATGACACGTATTTCACTCCGCCTTGCACCGCGCGTACGCACTGCTCCCAACTGAACGAAGTCAATTCGTGGATTGCGGTGGCATTATACTTTCGCAACAATTCCAGCATTGCGTCGGTGGTGGCGTTGTTCAACGATTTGATTTCAAAATCAACCGGACTATCGCCCACAGCCTGTAGTACCTGCTCCATGCTCACCGGTCTGCCGGTATTGCCACCATGCACTTTCGCTTTGACTTCGCGGCTCATGAAGTCCTTGTAGGTGATGGAGGACACGTTGGCGGCGGTTCCCGTCATGGTTCGGGCGGTAGACGTGTCGTGCAGGATAACTGGCACGCCGTCCGACGTGAGCTGTACGTCGATTTCCGGCACGTACCCGTGACGTACCGCCCACATGATTCCCTCCATAGTGTTTTCGGGGAAACGGTACGAGCCACGGTGCGCATGAATGATGAAATGTGAGGATAGCTTGCTGTCCACACGCGCGGTAGCAAGTTCCGCGACTCTTGTGGCGGCGTTATCCCACTTGGTCTTATTTGCGGCGGCGGTGGCGGTGGTATTGCTCCCGAGCGCGGCCAGCGCCTGAGTGTTGCCGTTGGCGGTGGCAACCGCATTATCCCACTTGGTTTTCTGGGCGGCGGCATTGACGGTAGACCCAGCGCCGAGTGCGTTGAGAATTGTCGTGTTTGCGTCGGCCTTGCTTGCGGCGGCGGCGGCGTCCGCACTTGACTTGTCCCACTTGGTTTTCGCTGCGGTTGCCTTATCCACCGTGTTATCCACAAGCAGCGCCTTCATAACCGCTTCATCATGTGTTTCTCGCGCTTCCACGCCCTCGATGCGGTTAAGATGCTGTTCCAAAGTGGCGTCAATGGTCCGCATGCTGCCGTTATAGCCGTCCCTCAAGTCGGCGGGGTCGTTGTCCCCGTAAAGGTTCAGTCCGTAATTGTCGGTTTTCGTATACACGGTTGCCATTGTGTTCAGTCCTTTTCTCGAATTTGAGTCTGTAGCTGGGTGAGAATCTGGTCAATCATGCGCATGGCGCGATTATAGCCGTCACGCATGTCCATTGGTGTAGCGTCATTGTAGAGCGGTAGCCCCCAATGGCGCGTCACATCATATGCGGCGGAGTTCACGGGCGTGGTCTGCTGACTGTCTGTCATATTGCATCACTGTCCCGTAGAGGTGGTGGAAACGAACGGTAGTCCTTCGGCGGTGACCTTGGTGTCGTTCAGGTTCTTGACGGTGTACTGTCCGCCGTTCGCTGCCGGAGTACGGTTTAGAAAATGGTTGAGCGCAGTGCCGAGCGCTTCCGCGTTAGAGTTGGTCAGACTCAAGGCCGAGCAAAACGCTTTCAACCCGTCCGGCAGGTTTTCCGGTGTTGGAATGGCGTCAATCTTGTCCGACTGGGTTTTCAACGTCGTATCAAGAATATCCATCGAGCGATTGTATTGGCCTTGTAGGTTCGGCGCGTCCGTCGCGTCGTACTTTTCCAAATTATAGTTTGGTGTTTTCTGTGTCATTGTTGCTCCTTACTGTGCGGTTTTCATGTAATTGTTGACCACGACGCCGTTGGCGAGATTTTCCACCGATAGCGGCTTGACGGGTTCGCCGTCATCCACGCGTATGTCGCGTGGCGTGACGCGTGGCTCGTCATTGTGAAAAATGGTTTTGTTACCAAGCACTGCGAACTCAAGACACGTGTGTGCGGAGGCCATTGGCACGGATAGTTGCGCCATCTGATTGACTCGCGCACCGAACACGGCCAACTCGCGATACATGTCACGGTTCGTGTTTTTCGAGTCTTCGTACTTGCCACGAGTCGGATTATAGGTCAAGTCAGAGTCTTCGTACTGTCCGACCTGCTTTTCCAAATCATCCAAGGTTTTATCTATGCGCTCGAATTGTTCGCTGAAACCGGCTACAAGCTGTTTGATGGCTTCGACGTCCGCGTTTTCGTCCTTGGCGAGATTGTCCACCGACTCGCGCAGTTCGTCCAAGTGTTCGGCCACTTCCTGCACATACCCGAGTATGGTGAGCGTATCACGGTATGAAAACGGTTGCACGGTGGTGAAATAGCGTTGTCGCGGGTCAATGTCGAGCGGCGCGGCGCATGTGTTGATTCCGTCCATAATCCTCCAATCTGTCTATTCCAAGTATACTCTAGTGGCCGAGATTGTAGGCGAGTGACGTACTGTACAGTTGCGGCACGTTGGTCATATTGTCGCCACTGCCCCACATTCCCATAAACAGGTCTTCCAGCGAGTTAATGACCATCATGTCGATATTGAGCATGGTGTTACGCCAGTCCTGCAAGAGTTGGGACTGCGAACCGCTGGTACCGAGCGTATGTGACGTGCTGTTTCCTTTGTCCGAGGAGTGCGCGTAATCCGTGTTGCTGGTACTTGACGCGGTGGTGCTGCTGTCCTGCTGTGTGCTTGTGTGCGTGTTGCCTGTCGAGTCGGTCTGTGAGGCGCTAGTGGCGAACTTACGGAAATCATCGATACGGGTCTGCGGGAACTCGCTGTTGAACGTCATGCTGGAATTGTCGGCGGTGGTGTCGGACGTACTATTGGCACTGGACTCGTTCGACTGTGTTCCCGAAGATTTGCCGCTTGACTCGTTGGTACTGGTCGAATCCATTTCCTGTCGGATGTCGGACGTGATGAACGGGTCGAACTTGCGTTGCGCAGACAAATACAGTTGATTGTAATAGTCCATTTGCTCCCGCATGGTGCGCCCCAAGTAAAAGACGAACATTTGCGGGGTTTCGCTGCCGATTTCACGCAGTGCGTAGTGGGCTACGATTTTCTCATTGAGTTTCTCCCTATACGCTTCGTCGAAAATCGGATAATATTGTGCGCTCAAGTGCAGTTTTTCGTCCGTATCATATCCACGGTCTATGAGATTGCCGAGCGTCAGCGTGTAGTCCGCCATGCTGTCCTTGACCGCGTACATGCTCAAATCTTGCACCATGATTATTCCTCTTCCTTATTTCCGTCCACGTCCAAGAGTCCGCCAGAGGTGGTGTCGTTCCATTCAATGCTTATCGGTTTGCCGGAATCGGCCATTTGCGGCCATAACCGGTTGATAGTGTCGCACGCCTGTTGACGTGCCTTCAAATAGCTTAGGCGGAACACGTTCGTACGACTGTTTCCAGCCGTGACTTCCGACTCAAGCAACCTTTCCTTCTTCTCCGTGGTGCTGTTGTCGATACCCAAATAGTTTACGAGTTCGTTCCAAATCTGTGTTTTCGTGGTGATGATTTTATCCGCCAGAAACGGGGTGATGTTGGGGAATGTCTGGAACATGCCCGTAATGTCCGCCGAATCGTACGTATAAATGTATGGGTCGCCATCTTCACGCGCCTTCATCAAATTTTGGGCGGTGAGTTTGTTTGTTTCTGACGTGGCGATAATCAGCGGGACGCTGATATTGTCCAGATTCACGTCCAATGCTCGGTCTGCGATAGCGAGCCGTGTGGCGTAATTCCACATGACGTCAATCATGGTACATCTAAGCTGATTATCCCAGATGGGTACGCATTCCTTTGAGCCGATTTGAGGGTGCGAGTAGTTCGTGGCCACCGGCTGGAATGACGTCGGATTATTGTAATTGTTGACTCCGCCGATATTGCCCGCCGTGACCATAAAACGGTGAATCCCCTTGCGCTTGTCGGGGAAAAACAGCGCCAAACCGTTTTCAAACAAAGTCAGTTCCAAATAGCGCTCGTCAATATACGGGGGTAGATTAATCCATTTGAATCGACTCACTGCCAGCATTTCAATCAACTTCATATACTGGTTGATTCGTAAGGATTGCCGCATTTCCGGCAGATTCAAATTGCCCCACATGGAACCAAGCACGCTCTGATTGTCCCAGTGCGCGGCCTTGCGCGCGTTATTGCGCCTGCCCATAGTCACCGTCCTTAATAATAATGGAGAGAGTTTTCTCGACTCTCTCCATTATATCTAGTATGCGATACCGGATAATGGCACGTTGTCCGCATAGTCGGTGACGCCGATTTTATCGGGGTCGGTCCACACGGTCACACCACTTTCGAAAATACCTTTGACTGTCAGTCGGTATTCTTCTGGGCACGTCGAACTACGAACATACAACTCATGCACTTTCCAATAGGTGAAATTGCTCATTGCCATGAGATTTTCCGGCAGTCTCATGAAGCGTTGCACATAGTAGCCGTACCTTAACCATACTTCACCGATGGCTTGCATGGCCGCGGTGGATATCTGCCTGAACCGTACCATGACGCCAATCAGCCCGTTAGCAAGATTAAAAGCGTCACCGCCAAGCGCTCCCGACGTGGTGGGCGGTACTGTCTGCGTCTGTTGCACCTGCGCGTTGATGCCGGCAATGGTGTTCTCGTAATCGCCTTGCGCGGTGGCTTGAGCCAGTTGCTTGTTCATGTCCGCGAGCTGCATGGTCTGTTGGTTGCTCAGGTTGGTTTGCGCGAGACTGTAGGCATTCGACTGTGAGGTGGTTGCGCCGTTCGTCGCCAAAGTGTTCGATAATTGCTGACTGTTCGAATCTACCGCGTTATTGTATGACATCTGGTTGGCCACCGCGCCTATGGCTGTACCCGCCACGGCGCCCACCACGCCACCAACGTTACCGGTCACGGCAGAACCAACGGCGTTCGCCACGCCTGAACCGATGGTATTGAGTTGGTTCATTCGGTTACCGAAACTCAGGTTTTTCAACGTCAAATCAGCCGACATCTGCGCGGCTTGATTGTTTATAGCCATCATTGCGTTGCGGTTGCTGGTTCCGAGCTGGTTTTGCGCACTCGCGTACTGTGTTCCCAGTTGGGCTTGCGCGTAGGCGTTATTGATGCCCATTTGGGTTTTCTGGAAACTCCAATCAGCGCTTTGCTGGGCGTATTGGCGCGTGTACGCACTGTTCGCAAGCGCTAATGCCGAGCCATTGTTGACGGCCATGAAAGTTGGAAAATTAGTAATGCCAAAGGATGCGTTGAGCATTTCGCCAGTATCAATGGGCAATCCTTTGCCGTCCGTCAATGGCTGACGTTCGCCAATGTTTCCGGCATGATATCCGCGCGCGTAAAAATTCAAGCGCGGAGACGGTGGCGCGTAATTCCATGATTCACGGATAGTCAGGTCAGCACTTGGTATTTGTTCCGGCTCATATGTGATTACGGTGCCGTTCAGGCAACTGCATTCGACGTAGGCGTAAGGCGCCGTCATGAACTTTTTCAGATACTTATAGCGTTCCGGCAGCTTGAAAATGTCGCGGAAGTTTTTGATATCGATAATGTCCGTGTAGCGTGCGCTGGAATCGCTTTTAGCCTTGCGGAGTTCCCAACAGTTGCCGATAAACCCTACGGAATGCCCGAAAAGTTCCGTTTTTTTCGGCTGCCCGTCCAATAACGCTTGCGGCAGGTGCGGCACTGCGTAGATGCCGCAAATACCCTGCGTGACCCACGGGGCGTTCATTCCTTCGGAGAAAAATGTGACGATATCGGCCGGAGTGTCCAAATAGTACATGCTGGTACCGTTGAGCTGGTTTTCAAACGCGCTGCCGTTTGCAGTGTTGACCACTGGATTATCCTTGGTGCCGGTATCCGCTTCGAGGTCTGTCGTGCTTACGATAATCAATCCATAGGACACGTATTTCACATTATCATGCGTACCAACGTCCATAAGCGGTTTCCAAACTTCGTTGGTGAGCACGGTGCATTTCCCCGTGTCAAGCCCTTCGGGCAGGTCCAAGTAGGTTTTTCCATAGTCCTTCCATGCGTTCTCGTTCGCAATCCCCACGTGCCCCCTTTCCACGTAGGCGTTACCCAATTGGATATCATGCTGGAAACTCTGCCACACGTCCAACTGGATATTCAATTGCGTGGTGTTCGCGTTGACATAGTCGCATGTCTGGACGAAATAATACCAACTACGGGGGGTGTCGAAATCGTAGTCATTCGTCGCAATCAGATAATTATATTGGGACGCTTGAGCAAACGGCACCGGCAATCGTACCGGCAATCCATATTTTGACATGGTGCAATTGGTAAATTCGATACCATTCAACCGGCTGAAATACTCTTGCTGGGCCTGCCTGTCCCATTTGACGATATCCCTGTACCCCATGTCCCACGGCACGTTACACAATTTAAAACGAGTGTTCGGCGTCCATTTCGCGTAACTAAAATTAATCGGCAGGTCATTAGCGCTCATAAAAAACCCTCCTAAAAATAATAGGTGTGGATAAAAGTCTATCCACACCTATTCTACCGGTTGGCTGTCAACGCTCACGCGGTGACGGTTACCTTTGCCGTTCCTGCGGCCCCCGCGAACTTCACGGAGACATTTGCGGCGCCCTGCGTTTTACCGGTCAGCACGCCGTTAGGGGTGATGGTTGCGTTAGCGTCCACCGTCCACACGGTTAGGTTGGTCACGTCCGCGGTGTTGCCGTCCGTCTTGGTGGCAATCGCCTTAAGCGCGACATGGCCGTTCACTTTGACTGACTTTTCGCCCCGAATCTCAAGAGACTCGATGGCTCCTGCCTTCCAACCGCCAAGCCAAGCGCCCACCACCGGCACATCGAGCGCGGCGGATACGGTTTGGTCGATTTCCGGAGTGGCCGGATTAATATAGGTGGCCTGTGCGGTGACCTTGAGCGTTTCGGCGGTTTCATCCAAACCGCAACGCAAAATGCCGTCGTTATCGATGGTCGTAAACTGACTGGTTGCGCCTTCGACAGCGTACTTGACGCCGACCGGCTGGAATGTCGCCTTATCCTTGTTGGCGCTGGAAATGGTGGACACCACTTGCACCAAGTCGCCACGGGACACGTTTTGCGGAGTGACGGCAGTCTGACCATACTTGCGCACACGCAAGGTAAATTCGGGCTTCGAGGTGGTGAGCGTGTCCGGCAGAGTCACCGTCTCATTGGAGCCTTCGCCCGTCCAGAACAGTACAGCGTTCGCAAACGGGTTCGGGGTAATGCTGCCACGGTGCTTGTAGAAGATGTTGCGGGTGCCGTCAATCGGATTGACGGGGCTATTGGTGGTTTCCAGCATTTCGTCCCAGCAGAAGAAGAAGTCTTCGGTGGTGAGAACGGCTTGCCCCTTGCCAGCGGTGCCGCCGATACCGAACATATCTTCAGGAATTGGGATAATCCTGTACGGAACGTTCACCTTATCGATGTTGAACGCTGCGGCGAGGGCTTCGACGTTCAATGCGGCGATAACCTGCGGGGTAGCAAAGAGAATCGCTTCACTGTCGCGCCACGGGGTCACCCAACTCATGGCGTTATAGCGCGGCATAGCCGACATGGGGGACGCCTTCAATTCGTTCGCCACCTGCTGAATCAAGCGTAGCAGGCCCTTGGCATCCGCTTCGGTAGAGTCGGCCTTGCCAACGTCTGGCGTATGCACGCGGTAGAAGCCGCCCTTACGCGCGTATTCCGCGAAACACTGGGTCTTCATCAAGTACATGTCGTTTCTATCCGAGAGGATAGGCGCGTTCATGATTTCCGCAATGTAATCCGACATGCCGCTTTCGCCATCAAAAGCGGTCAGCAGAGCGTCTTCTGGGATGGTGACCGGATAGTAGTGGTCAAAGGTCAGCGGATGGAACACGCTTGCGGTCGGCAGACTGTAGCGGCCGTACACGTCGTCACCGAGATACTCTTTGTTGAAGTTGCGGGTACGTGCCTTGACGAGACCGACTGCGGCCTGCTCATACGTGCTACCGTAACGCTTGAGGGTGCGTGGGGAGCCAATGAGCTTCAGCGGGTCGTCCCAGTCAGCGTGTTGGATATAAAGCCCAATCAGGCGCTGGATAAGCACGCCAGTGAACTCGTCACGCAGATAGGGGAAATTACGCATGGTGTCTACCGCGTTGCGGATATTGCCCTGCGTGACGCTCGGGATACGGGTCTGGAACTGGGGTGAGGTGGCGGAGCGGATGGCATTGAAAATCTCAACGTCACCTTTGCCGGCCAACGGTCGGACATTAGACATTATATATATCTCCTAACTCTTTTAGTCGAACAAATCTTCGATGGACTCTTGAGTCTCGTCGTTGTCGCCGTCATTGTCGGACGGGGCGGGGTCATTATAGCCGAGCGTGTCCAGCATGGCTTTCAGCGCGGCCAATTCCTTTTCGAGTGCGTCAAGGCGTGCGGAAACGTCCGGCTCCTGTTTCGGTTCCGGCTCCTGTTCCTCTTTCGGCTTGACTTCATCATCCACGGTTTGGGTCTGCTGTTCCTCTTCGGTCGGCGGTGGGGTGGTGGTGGCCTCGCCTTCATTGTCTGGGTCTGCCATGCAAATTCTCCTTACGTTGGTAGTGTTTCCATCAAAATTATATCATGCGGCGAGAAAATAAATGACCCCGCAATCGCGCGGGGTCTAACTGTCCTATGTGAGCGCGAAGTGAAAATCGTAGGGCACTACCGCCACGATAGTGATGTTCACGGTCGGCGGCGTTTTCAGCCGTGGCAGTCCGACCCGTGTTGTTCCCCAGCCGAAAATCGACGCTCGTGAAGACACTAGACATTATAACATGACAATTGTCCCGTAATCGTCCACGACCTGCGTCCCATGCTGGAATTGGTCATAGGGGATAGGGTGCGATAACATGTTTCCGGCCATGCAGACGTCAACTTCCCCGTCATCCCGCCACCCTTGATAACGGTTCATTCCAAGGATGGTCAGTTTTTCGTATTGGGCGGCTATTTTCCATTTGCCAAGTTCGGTCGGGTGGATGTCACATGATTTCGCAGGACCCCAACCGCTCAAAATACAACCGTCCGTGTTCGCATACAAGAGCCGGTCAGAGTTGGCATGGCACACGTACATAAGCCTGCGGCGTGCGTGGGCGTTGACCCAAACGGGAACTGGTAAGTAGTCGGTTTTCAGGTTCGACTCCTCACGCTGGGCGACACCCCAATCCAAGGTTATGCCGTCTTTGGATAGTGGGAGCATGACGGCACCTTTTGGCAGACTCGCCATCTTGCCTACAAGAGCGTTCATAATGAGTTTCGCCATCTGCCGTTTTTCGCCCGTCGTCCGCTGTTTCAATTCTCCCCATTCGTCAACGAACGAGCGAAAAAACCCCTTGGAGCGGCGGAATTTCCACCCCCTAACATGCTTGTAGACGCTCACGTCATAGTTTTCGTAAAGCAATCGTTGGTCGATATCCGTCAATACGCGCGTGATGTAGCCACGGGTCGAAGTAAGTCGATTCAGCCCGTAGATACTACGATTGTCCAATAGAAAAGGGTATCCGTCCGGCTTGAGTTCCGCACGAAACGTGATTTCATCGCAATGCAACGGCATATCGGTATCTTCCTCGTACTTGCCTTCATATGGTTCCGGTTCGCCCCACGGCAGCCACTCGTCCCGCAAAATACTTGGATACATGCTATTACAGTCAACGTCGATAGCCTTGCCATAAGTCCCTTCCTTGGCGAGCATGAAGCCGCCGATATAGGCGTCATGTAATGACTTCTTGGTTTCGGTTCCGAGTTGTGGGAATTTGTCGTAATACCATTTCCACTCGCCAGCGGCGAAAGCCTCCATACTCGCACCGCCCGCGGTGATTTTGCACAATCCGCGATTATCGTACTCACGCAAGATACTGAGTAGCTGGGTGTCGGTCATGGTCAGACGGCAATTCTCGCGTAAAAGATTCGATATGTCGAAAAAACGGACGTAATTTTCACGGTCGATACGTACCGTGAAGCTGAAAAATTTTCCCTTTTTCGAGGTAATGGAGTCCCAGCTCAGGTTAGCATTATGTTCGTCGTGCGGGAGGAAATGTACGACATGCGCAATGAATGGGTCTAGTATGTCGGGGTTAGTCACGTAGACGGTGAGTTTGCCGCCCGACATGATAGACGCCAGCAGACGATTGGGCGCGGTAATGTCACGCATGACGGTGCCGTCCGTAAAGCGTATGGCGTTATCCGCGCACCATAATCCCACTCGTTTGTCTTGCATGGTCATGGTACAACTTCCCTTGTTTGCCGTCAGCTACTTTCCCAACGCGGCCGCTTCGGCCAACCACCGGTCAAACTGCCGTCGCGAACGCTGATAGCCCTTGCTGTTATCTCTGAACACCGAAGTAAAACCGTGCCGTACTGGGTCATATACCGTCCAGTCGAATACGATTCGAGGTGCGTCCGTCTGTTCGATAAACGCGCGTTTTTGCGCGTCTGAAAGTTGGCGGAACCGTTTCAACCGTTTCGAGCCGAGCGTGGTGGCCAAGATTTTCTCGAAAACCTCATAGCGTCCACGCGACATGTACGATGGCCAATCATGTTCATTATACAAGTCTTTGCTCTGTTTGCCGGTTCTCCGCTTTTTGGACGGTTTACGTTTTTGTTCCGTCCTAAGTCCGAGGATTTTTGCGGCATCGTGCATCTGCTCAAGCAGTTCGTTACGGTGTCCGCTCTCCAATTGGCTGCGCACAAACGCTTCGTCTGATAGGACGTTGGTCATTTGCAGAAAGTCCGTGAGTTTTGATGGGATTATCTGATTGCGTCCGAAACCCTCGCCTGTGGTTCCGGTGATTTCGGCCACACGCTGCTCATACACGCTTTTCGCGGGCATGGCTTGAGACTTGTTCCATTCGTTGATTTTACGTCGCGCCGCATTGATTTTCCTCTGCTGTTGACGCAGGAGTTTGCGGCGTTTTGCCACGGGTTCCGAGTCGATTTGCTCGTCGGTGATGGGCGTGCGCTGGGCAAATATGTAGTCTTTTTTCGTCGGCTTTTCCACGGCGGTGTCGTGATATGGTGTTGCTTTCGCTTCCGCTATGGCTTGTTTCTTCTGCTTCTCCCACTCCTTGCCCAAGGTTTTGGCGATGTTGACTAGTTGTTTGTCCGCGGTTTTGGCGAGATTTGAGTGGGAGTAGGCGCCGAGTTGCTTGATGTCGCGTGCGGCGCGTGCCTGCGCGGCCTGAATCTTCTTGAGGTGCTTGCGCTGCTGCTGATACTGCTTGCGCTGCTGCTTATCGGCTTTGATGGCGACGTTGCTGATATCCGGTTTTTGGTGGGTGCGATAGTTCTGTGATACGACTGCGCGGGGGGCTGGTTTCTCCCTCTTCCGTGACATGGTTGCAGTCCTTTCAGATAGAGAGAGCACCCAACAAGGGGTGCTCTCATGGTGAACTTACATTGTGATTATAGCAAGTTCACTTGGCTTCCTCGTCCACCGGCTCGATACTGAAAAACTTGAACCCGCGGCGGGAACGGCGTTCCACCACCTTGATGCACAACGGTTCCGTCCAAGTGTTCGGCGTGCCGAAGATACCGAACATGGTATTAAGTCCTGCGGCAAGAGTCGGGGAGGTGGCCGCATACGCCTTGTTGTCATCGGTTACGATAATAACGCGCACGGTGTTGGAGATTTCGCCAGTCTGTTCGTCGGTCACCTGCACGGACTGGGCTACGGCGTTCGTCATGTTCAACGGCTCGTTAAGGTGTTCGTCGAGCTTTTCGGCGTTCTGCAATGCGCTGTAGAGCTTGATTTTGCCTTCGCGCGTCGAAGTGTCAATGAAGTGCTGGACGGTGCCGAGTTCGGTGTTTTCGGTGTTGAATGCGACGAGTGCGTTATTGTTGTTTTCCATTGTTTAACCTTTCCTAGATTGTTGTTATTTTATTTTCAGGCTTATGCCTAAAATCTTTTATATCACACGTCTTCGTTATTTTCAACTTCGGCGTGTCGTTTTGTATGCTCTTCCGGTTTCCATTCTTGAGGTTTCTCGAAAGTCGCATACTTGTAAAAAGTTTCCTCATCCATGGAAACTTTTTGCGAAAAAATGTTGATGGACCGCGGAATAAAATTCGGAAACAGTCTTTTCGCACGAACCGAATACGCACGTTCGTCTTTTAAACGCCCATCGATAACATGCTCAGCTTCCATAAAATCACCGTCAACCAATTCCATCCCCTTGAGCACGGCATAGACTCGCGTGCGGAAAATATCGGTTTTGGTTCTAGCCAATTTTTTACCTCCCTTGCAGTAAGATTTTTTGCAATTCATTGTCATTATATCGCTTCGTGTCCAGTCTGTCAAAATTTTTAAATACGGCGATAATCAGGTTTCGCGCCTGCGGGTTGTCAAAAATCGTACAACAGTCATACGAAGTCCCGCCCTTGACGGCACAGACGGCGCACCATGCAATCAAATTAGGGGGATTGACGGAACCGTCCAAATATTCCACATCATACGTGCGAGACAATGCGGCGGCGAGTCCATCGCCGATACACATGCTCCCGCAAATCTGCGACACCGTAACCACCGCTTGCGTAAACCATGCGCTAGGTGCGTCACGCCATAGTTCGCATAGCATGTTCACTGCACGGCAGCACGTTTCAAAATCACCAACACCCATGTCGAAACGCTTCAAGTTCAACTCACGCTTATGGCCTTTCGTGGCGCAGGCAATACGCTTGCTTTCCATGATGGAATCATCGAAGTCACGCATACGGTAGATAGGCCGCCTGTCATCACCGCGCCTAAACATAATACCGTTCCTCAACGCGAAAATAGCTGATATTCTCCGTATGAGAGCGGATGGCCGCCCACCGTTTAATCAAGTCCGACGCACCCTCGTAAGAAGACGAGTAACCCACCTCGATAGGCGGTTTACTCACATCCCTTAAGTATGCGAGAGCAACGAAAGTGCTATACATGTCTCAAAACTCCAATTCGTCTACGAAATCACTGTCACCATATATCCACATGGCCGCCCACAATTGCCGGTCAGGGCACCGTTTCGGCGGATTAGTGGCGCTACGCTTATGCTGCCTACCGGCCCAAAACGCACGCAGTCGCCAATAACTATCAGCGTTCGGACACGTGCCGCATATCCACGAATGCAGCCAACCACGGAAATACATGACTACTCCCTATCCAAGAGCGGCGTACGGGCAATGTCAATAGCGTCCAACATCAAATCGGCCACCTGAGAAAGGTCGCACGCGTCATATGCGCACAATGCCTTAGCATCGCAAAAACCAGTCGAAGTGCGAACACGGACAGCATACCTAAGTTCGTACCGATGTCCATGAGGACAATACCACAAGCGCACACCACCACCCATAAAAGGTGACGTAAACACAGCGACATTCATATCATTCATACACATTTCAACCATCCTTCCCAATCATATATTATAAAGGAAAACCAATAGGGCGACGGCAACCAAACACAATGTCACCGTGATGGCAATAAAAGACATTACATCACGAAAATCATTATGCACGGAATCACTCAAGCCGACAACAGCAAGAGAAACACCCACCACAAGCGCGAAAAACAAAATCGCGCACCCAATAAACCGAAAGACCACCAAAACAACCACCCCTATATCATACCAAAAACGACAACAACACCAACAACACACGCGCAAATAATAAGGACAGAAGCAAACATATTTATTCTCCTCTTTCAGCACGTTTAACGACAACCAAATCAACCGGTATTGCATTATCGTTATAAACATCAACCCCTAGTATGTTCATTTTATTTCCTTTCCTTGAACTTGATAACTACACTATAACACAAACAAAACGGCGACACGCCCGAAAACAAAACACAGCAAAACAATAAAAAACAACCACAGGA